GATCCTGTTATCCTTTTGCAGTTAAGTGTCGATATTGCTGAAAGTGCTGAAAAATTAGAACAACTGTCGTGCGATCACGCAAATGGCCACTAAAGCCGAAAAAGAACTCTACCGAAAAATTGCTGAACTGGGATGCTCATTATGTAGGCATCAAGGCAATGAGGGAACGCCAGCAGAATTGCATCACATTAGACGAACTTCTAAGCGAAGTAATGCCCCTGTTATCCCCCTATGTCCGTACCACCATAGAGGATCAAATACCAGTATTCACGGAATGGGTCGCAAACGCTTTGAGCGAGAATACTCCATCACGGAAGAACAACTCTTGGTACAGACCNAAGATTTAATCAATGCTAGTTCTTAACCTTCCTTTGCCACCCAGCGTAAACAGCTATCGCACTATATTTCGTGGTCGCATGGGGATTAGCAAAGCCGGGCGTGAGTTTAAATCGCAGGTATCTGACTATGTAGTTGAATATCGTGTTCCTAAACTAGGCAAAGCACGATTAGAAATGAAAGTTGTCATTTACCCCCGTGATCGCAGGAAACAAGACATTGACAATCGTATCAAAGCCCTTTGGGATGCTTTAGGTGATGCCGGGGTATTTGACGATGACGAGCAAATTGATATTTTGCTGATTGAGCGTGGTGAAATTAAAAAAGGTGGCGGAGTGCTTGTAATGATTGATATTCTTGATAAAATAGAAGAAAATGCACCCATAACATAAGGATTTGTATGGAAAACTCAATGGCGTTGTTTCTAGCTACTTTGCTACATTCGGGAACAAACACCCATTTTTTCCATTGGGCCACAAAATCTTACGCAAAACACAAAGCTTTAGGCGGTTTTTACGAAAAAATCATCGAATTAACTGATGAATTGGCTGAATGTTATTTCGGCATTTACGGTCAAATTACCGAATTTCCTGCTACATATCATCAACCAAAAGAGCCTTTGGCTTATTTGCAATCGTTACAAGCGTTCGTTAAAGATGCAAGAGCCGACCTTCCGACCGATTCAGAGATCGTTCAACTGATCGACAATATCGCCCAAGAGATCGATACAACCATTTACTTACTTAAATTTAAGGCCTAATCATGCCATTAGTTAAATCAGGTTCAGCCGAAGCTATCGGCAAAAACATCAAAACAGAAATGAAAGCTGGAAAGCCTAAAAAACAGGCAGTAGCTATCGCTTTAAATACCGAGCGTGAATACTCTACTGGTGATCGTAAAGCCAAATTAGAAGAGGCTTACGGCAAATACATCGAGGATAAAGCTTAATGGAGCATATGAGCCGCAAATACAAAAAAGAAGATGCGATGCTTAGACCGCATACTGAAACCACGCTAGAAAAACAACAGCGTGAGCGTTTAGAGCGCAGAGCCGCATTAGCTAATAAACTTAAAGACTTGGATAAAGAAGTTAAGTAAGCTATACTTAAGCATCATTAACTAACTACTTGGTTAAATATGCAAATTAAAGATGTCGCTGTAAATAAGCTAATCCCTTACGCAAAAAACAGCCGAACCCATAGCGATCAACAAGTCGCACAAATTGCCGCCAGCATCAAAGAGTTTGGCTTTCGCAATCCAATCCTAGTTGATGGGGTAGGAATCATCGCTGGTCATGGCCGATTGCTAGCCGCTCAAAAGCTGGGCCTAGACAAAGTTCCAACAATAGATTGCTCAGACATGACTGNCAGCCAAAAAAAGGCTTACATCATCGCTGATAACAAGCTAGCTTTGAACGCTGGTTGGGATAATGACCTTTTAAAGCTAGAAATCACTGATTTGCAAGAAGAAAACTTTGATATTGACCTTTTAGGCTTTGATACTTCAGAACTAAATTTCACCACCGAAGTTGATTACGCAATCCTAGACGAAGAAGATGTCAGCCAGCAATTGTCAGACATGGCAAACGGGGTTAGAAAAGCTATTCAGATCGAATTTGAGCCGGAACATTACGATGAAGCGTTTGAACTGGTTAAGTTCTGGCGTGACGAAAAGGCTTATGTAGGCATGATGCTGATGAACTACCTGAAAGCTGAAAAGAGCAAGCTATGATCCTAAAACAGGGTGAATCCAAAGGAATTAAATACTATTATCGGGATGGTTTTTCAGATCAGAAAACTTTTGAAGAAGTCATCGGCAACGATACTTATCAAAAAAAAGGGTTCAAAATCCTGCCCGATGAGAATTGGATGGATTGTGGCGGCAATGTAGGNGCTTTTACCTTGCTTGCTTGCTCTAAAGGCGCAAATGTAACCGTATATGAGCCTGATCCGTTTAACTGCGAAATGCTGGAAAAGAACCTGAAATTGAACGGTTTTAAAGCAACCATCAAGCAGGCCGCATTAGTTCATAACGACACCAAAGAGATCATTTTGTTCATTGGTAACAATAACAATGTATGGCGCAACTCCATCATCAAGAAGTGGAACAACAAAGGCATCAAAGTGCCATGCTTAAACTTCAACGAAGAAGCCAAGAATTTTGATTGTTGCAAGATGGACATTGAAGGTGCTGAAATGCTCATTCTTGAAAACTATGACCATGTATTTAACAAGCTGGTATTCGAGTGGAGTTTTGACATTGACCCTAGTTTGCCTAGATTTTGGGCAATCGTTGAGAAATTGCAGAAAGATTACAAAGTAGCCCCGGTAGGCAATACAGGTAAGTTTGTCAGCCGTGACTACGATACATGGCAAAAATCATGGTTTCCAGCCTGCACTAATGTTTATTGCACCCAATGAAAACCGTAGAACTAATCAAAGTAGATCACAGCGTAAAGATTGGTGATATATGCGGTGATATAGAGCCGAACATTACGGAAGATACCCTTTTCATGGCTGATGGGGTAGCAGTAGGCTTTTACATCAAAGAACTGACCGGCAGGCTTAAACAGCTTGCGGATGTAGCTAACGCTGAACTATTAAGCGACAGAGTGCCTAAAAGCGAAATGAGGCGTTCTAGCGGCCTTAGAGATAGTCAATTTGAGGTTAAACAATACAGCACAATTCTTGGTAGTTGCCCACCTAAGCCGCACATGAAACGGCCTTATCCAGCTATTTCAAGCGTTCATCAGGTAAAGACAGCCCAAACCTTTATTAAAGCCATGTTCATGCTATGCAAAGAGTCTGAAAAGCTTATTAAAGAGATCACGCCTGAGATATACGAACAGCAAAAACGAATCATCAGCGAAAAAGTGCCGCCTCAATTTAGATTTGGTGAACTATTTACTTCAAGTATTAGCAATTTCAACATTCCAGCCGCATTTCACAGGGATGCAGGCAACCTTGAAGGGTGCGTTAATGTCATTATTGCTAAAAAAGTAAACGCTAAAGGTGGCAATACAACTGTTCCGGATTACGGGGCAACGGTTGATAGCAGGGATAACTCTATGCTTGTTTATCCAGCTTGGCGTAATGTTCATGGTGTAACACCTATTAGACCAACAGCAGAGGGTGGTTATAGGAATAGCTTAGTGTTCTACCCACTAAAAGCATTTAACAATTATTGGGATTAAAACGGAGTTATAAAAATGGCTGAAAAAGGCAGACCCCCACACAAACCCACAAATCAGAGCCGTGAACAGGTAAAACGCTTGTCTGCTCTTGGTTGTCCCCATGAAGATATTGCAACCCGTTTAAAGATTAGCGCTGACACGCTGGTTAAATATTATCAAGATGAATTAGACGAAGGGCGTATTGATGCCAATTCAGCTATTGCTGGAACTTTGTTTAATCAAGCAAAAAAAGGCAATACAGCGGCCGCAATCTTTTGGCTCAAAACACGGGCACGATGGAAAGAAACTCAAGTGAACGAAGTCACGGGTGCTAATGGTAGCGACCTAAGAATCTCATGGGCTGATGAGTAGGGATATAAAACTCAAATACCGCCCTAGAAGCGTTTTTGAGGACTTTCACAGCCGTAAAGAACGCTGGGCCGTAATTGTGGCTCATAGGCGTTGCGGCAAGACTGTGGCCTGTATCAATGATTTGATAGTCAAAGCTTTGTTAGAAAACAAGCCACACGCCCAATACGCCTACATAGCGCCCTTTTACAGCCAAGCCAAGAGCGTGGCATGGAGATATTTAGAACGCTTCTCAGAGCCTGTTTTGGCGAAGTCTAATCAGTCTGAGTTATGGGTTGAACTCATCAACGGTGCAAGGATCAGGCTATTTGGCGCTGATAATCCTGATGCGCTCCGAGGAAATTTCTTGGATGGCGTGGTTATGGACGAAATGGCCGATATGAAACCATCCGTTTGGGGTGAAATTATCAGGCCGCTTTTGGCTGACAGATTGGGCTGGGCCACATTCATCGGGACACCTAAAGGCCATAACGCCTTTTATGACATTTATAACGAAGCCACAAAAAAGCCTAATTGGTACACCAAAGTCTTACGGGCAGACCAAACCAACCTGTTAGCGCAATCAGAATTAGATGATGCCCAAGCCACAATGTCCTCTAATCAATACGAACAAGAGTTCCTTTGTTCATTTGAGGCGGCCATCCTTGGTGCTTATTATGGCCAAGAGATGCGAAGGCTTACCGATCTTGGGCGCATTACTACCGTTGATTATGACCCTATGTTCCCTTGCCACACAGCTTGGGACTTAGGTTTCAATGACAGTACGGCTATTTGGTGGTTTCAAGTGGTTTACGGTGAGATTCGTATCTTAGATCACCACTCATCTAATGGTCAGGCTATACCGTTTTACACCGGTTTAATTGCTCAAAAAGAATATGAATTTGGCTATAAATATGGCTATCATTACCTGCCACATGACGCTAGAGCAAAAACACTAGCAAGCGGTGGTAAGAGCATAATCGAACAAATTGCGACAAAAATCGACATAAAACACCTAAAAATTGTTCCAAACCTGTCAATTCAGGACGGAATACAAGCAACAAGGCTTGCATTAACCCGTGCTTGGTTTGATAATAGATGNGAAGAAGGTATCGAATGTTTGCGTCAATATCAAAGAGAGTGGAATGATGATAAAAAATGCTTTAACGATCGCCCTAAACACGATTTTACGAGCCACTCTGCCGATGCGTTCCGCTATCTTAGCGTTGTTTGGAAAGATGAGGACAGCCCTATCCTCAAAGATTCAAGAATTAAAGGACTACATGTTGGCGAAACNGATGTAACGCTCAACGANATGTGGAAAGAAACCCCTAAAATAGTTAATCGCAGGATATAAAGATGGAACATACATACACCGATTGGTACAACTGCATTGCCCAGTACGAGCGTACATATAAAGAATGGGAAGGCAGAGCAGACAAGATTGT